GAGCTGGTCCAGCAGAGCCTTGGCCAGTACCAAGCCCAGAGCTACGTCCAGAGCCTGGAGCAGCAGAACGCCGACTGGCTGTATGACGGCCAGGGGAACATCAGCCCCGAGGGCCAGGCCATCCAGGCATACATCGAACAAGCGGCTCGTTCAGGGATCGCAGATCCGCAAGCCCGTTGGCAGTACGCCACTGGGATGCTGGAGCGCGACCTCCTGAACCTGCGGTACCAGCAAATGCAGCAGATGATGGCGCAGCCGCCGATGCCTCCGCAGGCACCGCCTCAGCCGGAGCCTGTTGCACAGCAGAACATGCAGTTCCTGCGAGAGCGCGCGACCAGAGCGCCGAGCAGGAGCGGCGGGGCAACGGAGCCCCGGGCACCACGCCCGAAGCAGTCGTTTGAGGAACGCCTTCGGGCACAACTGGTCAAAGACGGAGCGCTCTAGGAGTAACACATGGCTTCGACCACCGATTTCGCTCGTAGTATTGCAACGACGATTGTCAACCACCTGCGCGAGGAGGAGATTGCCTCGCTGCGGAAGTACATGGTGCTGGCTGCCATTGAGCAGCGTGGCAACGTCCGTATGAACATGGCAGGCCGCGGCTTCGACTGGGAGGTGTCGTACCGCCTGCACAAGCCGAGCGGCAACAACGGTGAGACGCCTCGCTCGTTCGCTCGTCAGAACCTCTGGAAGAAGGCGGAGCTGGAGTACCGCGGGTACCAGGCCACGGACAGCCTGTTCCGCAAGGAAATGCTGGAAAATCGGGGCTCTAGCGCCCTGATCAACGTGGCCGGCAAGATGTCCAGCCGGCTGCTCACCAGCATCGAACAGTACCTCAGCCAGGAAGTCTGGATCGACGGTAACGCCGCCGGCAATGAGCTGCGGTACCACGGCCTGGAGTCGTTCTTCGGCAACAACGGGACGATCAACGTCAGCGACGGCTCGCAACGGACGGCCAATGCGGCTGATCCGTTTGGCTTCCCGACCGACATGTATGCCGGCCTCAACACTCAGCTGGGTGCCTACGGCGGCTCGCAGCTGGAAGGCGTGTGGCCGAATGGCAAGGCGGACAGCGAGTTTGACTTCTACTCGCCGCTGATTGTGAACACCACCAGCACGTACTTCGGTGGCTCCACGTGGGCTGCCAACTGCGTGAAGGCGCTCCGCGAGGGCCTCCATTTCGCGAAGCGGAACGACACCAAGGAAGACGCCATCGACCTGATCGTCATGGACCGCAAGCTGTACGTTGACTTCCTCAACGCCTATGAGGACAAGCAGCGGTTCGTCGTCAGCAAGGAGAACGGGTTGAAGTCTCTGGGCTTCACCACGGTGGAGTTCGACGGCGTGGAGCTGGGCACCGAGTACGCCGTTCCGGCTGGCTGTGCGTACGGCCTCGCGATTGGCAACTGCGAACTCCTGAACATGGAGTCGCAGATGTTCAACAGTGAGGGACCGTTCTACGACGAAACCAGCCAGTCATATAGGTTTGTGGTGTCCACCCTGGGCAACCTGAAGTTCAAGTCGCCCCGGTCGTTCATCAAGTGGAAGGCCCTTGCCTGATCTAAGGAGTAACGCATGAGTCTGTTGGTTGATCCTCCGTTCTCGCTTGGCCAGACCCTCGGCGTCGATTCGGTTAACGACGGCGTGGGCTGGGTGGGCGCTGTGAAGCAGTTCCCGGACGAAGACCCGGCGACCGGCCGGATTCGCTCCAATCGGGTGAAGACCTGCGTGGCGGTTCGCAATCGCTCTGCCGGGGCCCTGCTCCCGAAGCGGGTGGTCCGTTTCCGGCTCGCTGCCGGCACCGCGGTGTTCTCCGAGGTCGATGGCTACGCTGCCGAGACGAACGAGGAGCGGGTTGGTGTGGTCGATGAGCATCTGCCCGCCTCCGGCGTGGCGGTGAACGATGTGTTCTGGGTGACCGTCGCCGGCCCCACGGAGGTCGCAGTCGCGCTCTCCTGCACGGCGGTGGCGGTGGGTGATCGCCTCTCCTGCGTGACGGCCGCGACCAGCGGTGCGACCACGGCAGGTCGGGTTGGCCCCTCGCCGCTCAGCGCTTCGACGGCTGGCGGTAACAACAACGGCATCGGCGTCATCGCCCGGGCCTGCAGTGTCGGTGCGACCACGGGCACCAACGTCCTGGCTCTCGTCAACACCAAGAGCTGATACATGCCCTGCAAGGGGCTAGGGGGGAGCCTCTGACCTGGGCAACTGGGTCAGAGGCTTTTCGCTTACATGGACATACTGGACCTGTTCCCGATGAATGACGGGCCGGCAATCCAGAACATGGATTACCTGCGGCAGCTCATCGCCCAGGTCCGCGGAGAGTTGCCGTCTGCCGACGCCGAGCGGCTGCGGATGATTTACGGTACGGGTTGGGGCACCGATAGGGAGGACGTCTAATGGGCATGGTGATGTTGCCGCCTGGGGTGACCTGGGAGCAGTACAACTACTGGCTTCAGAACACGCCCGAGGGGCAGCAGTACGCCCATTAGATTTGGCGTCAAGGTCGAAATGCTGTAAACTTGTCCACCATCCCCCGAGGTGACAATGATTCAGAAGTTCAATCTAGGCATCTGTACGTTCTCTTACGGCGGCAACGGCGGCATCTCCTCTGAGGTGCCCGACGTGCGCGAATGGATGACACCCGTCGTTCTGGAGGCTTCCAAGGACGAGCGGATCGCCAACATCCGCGTTTGGAACCTTTCGGACACGCCCATCACCATGACTCGCAACAGGGCCGTTCTCATGGCCCGCGAGTACGGGGTGGACGTCCTGGTGATGGTGGACTCCGACATGAAGCCTGACGAGCGGGCCGGGCAGCCGGACGCCAAGCCATGGTTTCCGACGAGCTTCGATTTCCTTGTCAAGCACTACCACAAGGGGCCGTGCGTAATTGGCGCCCCGTACTGCGGCCCGCCTCCGATGGAGTGCGTGTATGTGTTCCGCTGGCAGAACATGCAGTCGGACAACGCCAATCCGGACTTCCAGCTGGAGATGTATGACCGCCACACGGCGGTGAAGATGGCCGGCATACAGGAGTGCGCCGCCCTGCCGACGGGGCTGATCATGTATGACATGCGGGCGTTTGAGATCACAGAGCCCAAGACTGACGACGACAAGCCTTGGTTTTACTATGAGTGGCAGGACCGCTACGCCGCGTCCAAAGCCTCCACGGAGGATGTGACGCAAACGCGCGACCTGTCTCTGGCCGGAACGCAGAAGCTGGGCTACAACCCGGTCTACTGCAACTGGGACGCCTGGGCCGGGCACTGGAAGCCGAAGTGCGTTGGCAAGCCGCAGGTGATCGACGCCCAGGGCATCAGCGACAAGCTGCGGACGTTCTGGGAGAGCAAGGCCGACAACAAGACCAAGATCGTCAACCTAGAGCCGCCGAAGTGGCTCACCGTTAAGGCATGAAGACCTGCCAGGGCTGCAAGAAGGAGCTGCCTGACTCGTCCTACAACATAACGTCGGACGGCCGGAAGCATTCCCGCTGCAAGACCTGCCGGGCAGAGTATGAGCGGAAGCGGCGGAAGAAGCGGAAGGACGAGCGGCTAGACAAGATCGAACGCGACTCCGTGGATGCGTTCTGCCAAGCGGCCCGTCTGGGCGGGGCGAACATCCCGCACTCCAGTGAGCTGCTGGAGACGATCCTGGAGTACATGGGCGGCACCAGGGGGTTCGCCAATCTGTTCCTGAAGCAGTACTACGATTCCCCTCCTGGCGGTGCGTTTCGCACCAAGCAGCTGGACACCATCGTCCGCCTGGTGACGAGCAACACGGCCCTCGGCGGGGCCAAGAAGCCGCTGGCCTTGTGGAGCGAGGATGAGCTAGAAGATGAACTGCGGCAGCGTCTCCTGGAGGCTGCTGCTGCTATGCGAGGCCTGCCGGTGATCGAAGCCCAGGTCCTGCCCATTACGGAGAAGGTTGAAGAAGCACCCTCGCCAGATACCTGATCCGCCGAAACCTGCGGTGGACTTAGGGGCAAACGTATCGACGCACTCGCTAGAGGTGCTGAAAGAGGTTCAGGCCGAGCTGAAGAGCCGCAAGATAGAGGCTCTCAAGCTGTATGAACCCATGGCGTCGCAGCAGGAGATGCACGCCTGCATGGCCTCCGAGCGGATAGTGCTTGGAGGAAATCGGTGCATCGGCGCCGGCCAGCTGATCTATGACCCTGTGGCTAAGGAGGAGCGGAGGGTCAGCGAGATTGACGGCGAGTTCCATGTGTACGCGATGCGTGACGGCAAGCTGGTGGCGGCCGCAGCTGGGAAGCCGTTCGTCAAAGGCCGGGGCTTGATGTATGAGTTTCGCCTGTCAAATGGACGCACGCTGACGGCCACGCTTCGGCACAAGGTGCTGTGCGAGGAGGGCTGGAAGGATCTGAATGCTGCTGCGACCATAACCTACACGCTTTTGGATGCTGACGGGCACGCCACTGTCACGGTCGAAAGCGCCAGGCCGCTTGGCGAACAGGACATCTGGGACATAGAGGTTCCGGAGATCCACAACTACTTAGCGGCAGGCGTCATCAACCACAACAGCGGCAAGAGCCTCTCCACCTTCGTAGAAGACGCTCGCGCTGCCACGGGCCAGGACCCGTTCAAGAAGTACCCGGAGAAGGACGGCAACCTGGTGGTAGTCGGGCGCAACTGGCCGCACATCGGCCTGGTGGCGTACCCGATGCTCTTCAAGGCAGGGGCCTTCAAGATCATCCGCGACCTGGAGACGGGCGAGTGGCGGGCGTACCGGCCGGCGACCGATGCCGACAGGCTGAAGGACGCCAAGCCGGCGCCGCCGCTGATCCCGCCTCGGTTCGTTGTAGACACCTCATGGGTGCTGAAGAACGCCGGCTACTGCCAGAAGGTGACGCTGACCAACGGCTGGCAGATCAACTTCTTCTCCGCCGAATCAGAGCCGCCCCAGGGGTTTCAGGCTGACCTGGTTCACTTTGACGAGGACATCCCCCAGCCCGCATGGGTGGGGGAAATGCAGGCCAGACTCGCAGACCGCAAAGGCCGGCTGCTGTGGTCTGCAATGCCACACTCCAAGAATGACGCACTACTTGGGTTGTGCGAGCGTGCTGACCGCGAGGCTGAGCTGGGAGTCGATCCGGCCAACATCAAGAAGTTCGTCCTCCGCTTCCTGGACAACGCCCACATCGACTCCAAGGAGAAGGAGAAGAACATCGCCCGGTGGTCCGCCCTAGGGGTGGATGAGCTGCGGATGCGTGCCGAGGGCGAGTTCACGCAGGACTCCATCCTCATGTACCCGTCGTTTAACCCGGCGGTGCATGTCCTTCCCAGGGTCGCTCTCCCGGATGGCGTGCCGCCCGACTGGACGCGGTATGTGGCGATTGACCCTGGCCATGCGGTGATGGCGGCGGTGTTCGGGGCCGTCCCGCCGGACGAGCGGTTTCTGCTGATCTACGACGAGCTGTACATCCGCAACTGCAACGCCCTGATCTTTGGCGAGGAGTTCGCCAAGAAGACCGAAGGCCAGCACTTCTACGCTTTCATCATGGACATGCACGGCGGTGCCCTGCGTGACCTGGGCTCAGGCCGGCTGCCGTCAGAGCTGTATTCGGAGCAACTCCGCGACCGTGGCGTCCGGGCCCAGATGACGGGGCACCAGTTCCTGGCCGGCTCCGACGACATCCAGGCCCGCACCGGGCTGGTGCGGCAGATGCTGCACATCCGCGGCGACGGCAGTACGAAACTGAAGTTCCTGGAAGGGGCAACGCCTGAGCTGTTCCGGGAGCTACGCAGATACAAGAAGAAGGTGATCCAGACGGCCAATGGGCCGTTCGTCACCGATGCCCCAAACGCCAGAGGCGAAATCCACACCTGCCAGTGCTTGGAGTACCTCTGCGCCTATGAGCCCACCTACCACCGCCCTCCGGCGCGACCGGGCCCCGAGCCCTGGTACGTGAAGTGGCTGGCGGACAAGAAGAAGCGGCTGGGCGATGACGGCAAAGGTTATGTGGTCCTAGGTCCCCAACGAAAGGGTTAGCGATGAGTTGGACTGTTCCTGCGGTGTCGGTCGGTGAGACGGTGGTGTACTACGCCCATGAGGGTGCCGAGCCCAACATGGCGTTCGTCACCAAGGTGGGGAAGGAGACGCTGGAGCTGTGGGCCCTGTCTCCCGGGTATGGCGGGGTGGACAAGCCCAGCGTCCGGCACAAGGAAGACCCGAAGCTGGCGGACTTCCCGCACTGGGCGGAGTTCGGGGTGTGGGAACACCGGCCTCGCGATCCCCGCATTGCCCAGCTTTCGGAGCGTCTTTCGGCCCTGGAGAAGGCCGTCCAGGGCAATAGGAAGTAGCCCAGGACGCCAACATGGCCGATCAAAACCCACTCCGCCCCATCGTAAAGTCCTGGCTCAGCAAGCTGGAGCAGGCCCTGAAGCACAAGCGGCCCTTCCAGGAGGACGCTGAGGAGGCGATGCAATTCTACGACGG